CTCATATCGTTTACCAACCTCTTCAGTAATCCCTGCCTCCTCACATATAGCCTGCACGTCTTTACCTTCAGTTCGTGCCACGGCGATGATCTCTCCAGCGTCAGATGCCAGTGAGATCGTCCTGCCTACCAGCTCAATCGCCTTATCCCGAGTTTCGTTTAGTTTGTTTATTACAGATAGTAGTTTCATTTCTTAATGCCTTTCTTTAGTGCGGCCATATTGAATTTTGGTGCCTCACGCCGCCGCTTTGCGTGAACACGGTATGCTCGTTTGCGGTAGGACTCGCGGGCCTTCTCGCTCTTTTGCGATCGTGCTCGGATACCTAGCCGGTCATAAACTTCTGTGACTTTCTTACTGATTGCCTGCTTAGTAATGCCGTACCGCTTGGCCACGGCCGTCATAGATTCAGGCGAACGGTTAAGAGATATGTTCAAGACCGCATGCCCCAGCGTGTCCGTTCGGTTAGCCATAGCCGGGTGATCGGCAGACTTATCCATAAGGTGCTCTATCACTTTTGTGATAGTCGCAACCGTTGAGGTGGTAACCGTAATCTTTAGGTCATCGCATGACTCAAAGACCAAGTCTTGCAAGCTATCGATCATGGTTGCTGGATGCGGAATAACCGCCGGGATTCGTTCGATTGCTTCCTGATCTATCATATTAGATTAACCTCGCTAGTGCAGTCGTTAGTGCAGTAATGGAAATGGTGTAATGCATTAGTGCAATAATAGGCCCTAAAGGGCCTTTATTACTGCACCTACATGCTCCGCAATACTGCACTAGTGCAATAAGGGTTACTGCACTAACGTTAAAAGGGCTCATTTGTCACCTTTTTGCTGAATAAACCAGCCTCAGTTTCTTCGATCAAACCGTCCTCTTTAGCCTGCTTCACACGGGCCTTCGCTTGCCGTTCCTGCAACCCGGTGGCCTGTTGTACAAACGCGACCACTTGGCTGTATTTAGCCCCTTCGGGTAACTTGCCCCAATCGATCGACATAGCCTTTCGGCCCACTGACTTTTCAGGCGCTCCTACTTCAATCCACGCCATGCCCTTGTCGGCATGTTTTAGATGGACTAACGGCTGCGTCTTGCTGGCTATAAAATCGCTCGCAGTTACGCCAGGACGCAAGCCAGACCGCTTTCCGCGCTTGGTTACTTCTAGCTTATAAGTATAGGTGCCTTGCTCATCCTGGCCACAAGGCGACAGCATTAAAACGGCTCTTGCCCAATTCGTCAGCTCGCTCGATCCAAATCCGCTATACGCCTTGTCGTGGCCCTGATAACCGCTGCCGTCCCGTGTTGGCTTTGGCGTATGATGCATAAGCATCCAAGCAAATCCGCCAGATAGGGCGAGCGGGTTAAGCAAATTACGCAAAAAGCCACCGGCCGTCTCCTGGCTAGATAAGTCGCCACCGATAAACGCCAGCAAAGGATCTACCCAGGCTAGGTCGGGTTTATGCTTTTCAGCTAGGCGACGCATCCTATCAACAAACCGCTCACCCGTGGACGTGCAGTCACGCACGATCACAATGTTCTGCTTCACCTGATCCAGCTCCTCTGCGGTCAAATCAAGTGCCTTTAAAATGCCCTGCAACGCCTCTGCCACATCGCCCTCGTCGTTCTCTGCTTGGACTATTAGCGACTTTAACGGCTTGCCATGTGGCGATATGCCAAACAGATCACGCCCGGCCGCCCAGGTGATTGCGGCCTGTAAGCACAGCACGCTCTTACCAAGGCCACTGCTACCCACCCACAACGCCGAACCGCCACGGCATATCCACCGCTTGCCGAGCAGTTGCGTTATGTCGGCATCCTCCTTGAAATTTACTAACTGCTCCCAGCTATAAGGCTCAGGAATATCACCGTAGATCGTGCGCTCCATCCACTCCATGTAGGTCAGCGTAGGTGCGCCACACTCGACTAACTCCTGCTGTAAGCCTGTGGCCGTCCTCATCGCACCGGGCAACCGCGACAACCGCCCTGCGTCCTTGTTGGCAGGATCGGGTTTTGAGTGTTCTAAATGTTTATAGATAAAGTCCACTCGTTCAGCGAACTCCTTGGCATTTGCTGCCCTAATCTCCACCCATGCGTGCAGGCTTCGTGATCCGCTCTTAATAATAGACGACGTAGGCAACCCGCTGCGTTTAATGATCGCCCACTGTTCAGCCATCGTGCTTTCGTCGAACTCAATCAGGCAGTGGCGATATTTGACGATCGACTCCGCTTTCCGATTTTTTCCGTTGTTAGCGTTAATCGAAACATAAACGCCCACTGCATCGCCTTGCCACTCCTTTAATCCGTCGGCCTTAAATAGCTCTAGCCATTCCTCACGGCTTCGCGTCTCGCCTGCACCGTCCGGCCGCTCTCGGCCATCCTTATCTTTAATCGATCTACAGATATTAATATAATCACCCACGTCGAAACACGTAGTCAGGAACTTATCGACAGGCCCACTCTCCACGCTGATCGGCATAGGCGGTACTGGCAAATCCTCGCGCACGATCGCCCCGTTCTGATAGCCATACTTGGCTTTTGGCTTCCACGCTTCCCTGGCTGGCTTGCTGAACGCAGATCTTACCGCGCTGACGGCCTCGTTCTGCGATAGCCCTACCTTGTAGGCCCACTCCTCTGCGTTGGTCGTTGCGTCGAACTCGGTCAGCCCTTGGTCACGCCACTGGCAGGCCAGCTTAAATAGCTGCGTGTTGCGCTCACCTTCAGCGGCTCCGTTGCGGTGGATGGCTTCGATTGCGGGCGGCAGGGGTGCGATCATGATAGAAGCTCCATTTGATCCTTGAAACAGTTAGACCTTGTTTGGCCGCCCCTAGAATACTCATCCCAAGGCACGAATTTATAAAATCTACGAACGACCCAACGCTGAAATTTTTTTAACTCCTTGTTGTTATTATTGTAGACCATCGGATAAGGAAGCAGGCCAATCTCATTCATTTTTTCAAATCGGTAGAAGATATCTTCCATAGTTTCTCCCGGCCAATAGCCGCAAAGAAAATAAACCATAATGTGCTGCGGTTTTATTCCTGCGTCCAAAAGTAACCCAATTCCCCGCATGAATATCCCCTCGTCTTTACGATTGTCCCAAGCAGTGTAGATCCTTTTGGTCTTGAATTGATCATCTCTATATTTAATTTTTGCAAGTTCCGTGGCTCCTTCCTTGTGAATTAAGCGGATGTTGATTCCCTGGTTAAATGAGACCTCAAATTTGTTTTCTAAGATTTCCTCTGTTTTTTGCTTCCAGTTTGGTTGTCCAAAGAAATCATTATCTAAAAGGATGATCTGCTTGGGGTAAGGCTCGCCCCTCCATATTCTGGCTATTGAGGAGTTATCCCTGATTTTTCCTTCTTTTGTTGGCACTACGCAAAACGAGCATTTTAATCTGCATCCCCTCTGACTAAATCCGATTGAGTGCTTAAACGTCGGGTAAATTGAATAATCATATTCGTCAAATTCTTGACCTGTGATTTCCTCAATAGTTTGCGTTTTGCCAGATCCCGTTCCGCCGATAAATGCGTTTGGAAAGTTTTGCAAAAACAATTCCCTTGCTGGCTGGCTCCAAGCAAAGATTGAGCTGCCGTAGACCTTGTCATAATCACCTTCCCAAAGTTCCTTTTGAATAGATTTACTGAAATAAACGTCATCACCTTGGCTTTTATGCCAAGCGGATAGTTTCATTAAGGCAAGATTAGGCAGCTTGCCGTCTAGGTGAGTAATTCTTACTTTCATTTGCTGTATTTCTTGCTTTTAACCAACCCTTCCAACGCTTTCTTAATCACGTACTCAATCACTGCCTCTTGATCTTTTTTTAGCTTCTTCAGCCCAAATGCGTGCAATGCCTTTGCCGTCTTACCGTCATAGGTTACGTCGACTAGAACCTGCTTCGGTGCAGGGCGTGCTTTGCCAAAAGTAATTTTGCCTAGATCCTTCATTCGCCCTCCTTCGTTTTCTTCGCCTCAACGGCTTTCGCCTTAAATCCCTCGGCCTGCTTCAGCATTTCCGTGGCCATTAGAACGGCCAGATCCAGCCGGGTGCGTACTGCGTCGTACTGCTTCTTCAGCAAATTCTTCTTCGCACGTTCCAGCACGGCGAGATGCCAGGTTAAACGCTTAACGCTCACCACTGCCCCATTCCCCACCGCATCCGATTGTTACGGGCGATGATCACTTGTTCTGCGTACTGCTCTGGCGTGTAGGTGCCAATGACGCGGGCGGAGAACATGGCCAAGAGATCCCGCAAGCTCACAGCACCGCCTTCGGCAGCGGGCCCGCCAGTTTGTATTGGTACTTGCAGGCGTCGTATTCAAGCGGATAGCCAAAAAGTCTCGCAACAGATCGATGTCCCGCTGGATCGTCTTATAACTGCATTCTAGTTTTACACCTAACCTGGCACAGCTAGGCAGCGTCAGATCTCGGCGCAACATTCCAGCGATCACACCTAGGCGGCGGAACGTCGGCCGGGTATCGCCAAGGCCGGCGGCTCGATTGCGTTTTGATGCAAGCCTAGCGGCCGTTGTGCTCACTTCATCACCTCCACCATCGCCACCTTCGGCAGCCGCATCGCGTTAAACTGCTTTTCGCTGGCCGCAAACACGTCCACCACAGGCAACTTTCCACCGCTCGCCTTCTTGCTCTTTACTGCCGTCCCTGTATCCACGGCCACCCACTCACGCTTTCCGCCCATCACGCGGATCTTTGACCACAGCGGAATGATGTCTGGATCTACGGCGCAGTGACGGCCAGCACGCAACCTGGTGCCAGTGCTGGATTGATAGCGGCTTGACCACTCATCCTCTCCAGGCCAGTAGCCAGTGATACGAACTTTAATTTTCTTCACGTCGATCTTTTTGGCGATGGGGCGCAAATCGATCAGTGCGTTACTTAGCTTTGTCGTTGTAAAGCCAAGCAAAGCGAGGATTGATAAAAGTGTTCTCATGTTAAAATTCCTTTAATTTAGTTGCAAAGTGCTTCCCACCTGTATTTGGGGTCGCTATAGACTTTCTGGGATTTTCTTTTTCTGTTTGGCATGTCCCAGCCGTGTGGCCTGCAACTAGCAGCAAGGCCCCACCCAGCTCCTCTTAACGAATCCCCGCTTTCCTTTTGCAGCGTGTAAGTAAGGATTTTTTCTCCACCCATCGCTTGCCAAACACGCCTCGCTGCAGAGTAAAGGAATGAGCATGTATTTCGCGGGGCGTTAGGGGCCACTACAAGCCTGGTTATTTCTCCGACTTTTGCTTTGTCCAATAACCTTGCGATCGGCCGCCCCACAATTACGGCTCCCACAATTTCACCATCGTGCTCTGCTCCGATAGCAAACTTTCCGCCGCTGGTTGGCAGATTGTGGCGATGATGATGGCCGACAATTTTGTTGGCTTCCTTTATTGTGATAGGAGTCACTTTCATAGCCCCGCCCTTATGCGATCGATAAGATCGTTTTCGCGTCCTTCAGCAGCCGCCAGCGCTGCCTTCGCCTCCGCCAGCTCACGGGCCAGCGAGCGCACGCGGTTTAGTAACTGTTCGTGGGTGGATTGTTCGGGTAGGATTTCAATCACAACGCACCTCCCGAGGGTCGTACTTCTTCAGCCAACGCCACACCTTGCAGATCGACGTGAACGCCTCAAACGCCTGGGCAACTTGCTCGGC